CACCAGCCTCCCATCCGGCCAGAAGCTTGAATCAGAAAACAGCGGCAGACGGAATCCTGGACCGATTCACGAAGCTCGGATCACGCTCTAGAACCACGCTTAACCGCAAGCGCATTTCAATTCCAGTCTTCAGGCGAACCTCGACATGCTCCCGGTCAATTGCCTCTAAAAATCGTTCGTCTGCCATCTTCGCAGTGAACTCAGGCATGCCGTTAGCAGGCTGGAATTTCCAAGTTCTCGGTGTTCTCAACAGAACCGGCGAAATCAGGGTGACGTCAACGGTCTCTTCTATTGTTCTCTTTTGACCTTCGTTTACGGCATCATCCTGAAGATCCCACAATCCGCCGCGTTCAGCAAATTCGTTGCTCGGAATAATGATGGTGGGCTTGATGTTCGGGCTTTCGGATGCACCGACCCCTTTGATGCTAGGATCTTTCTCTAGAAGATTGAAAAAGTCCCTCCGCGGCGTGGCAACCGATGGCTTATTTGCCGTTTGCTCCGTCAATTCATCTAATCGCTCTCTATCTTCTTGGGATAGATTGACTACGTGGTCTCCAAAATAAAAGTCGTATGTCGGCACACCGGAAATTGGAACAAACACCGCCGCGGCGATGGCAAGCTTTCTTAATCGCGGATACTGGCCATATCCATCCTCAATACGCGCGGCATGTATTTCAAGCCATTCTAGTATAGTATTTAAACGGAGACTGCCTTCTTCGGCGTTTAGAAGATCAATCTTCACAGTCGCTTCAGGGTCAATCTCTCGTGCGGCGGCGCGCAGCGTTTCGACCCATTTTATCGCGGCCGCGGCAACGACTTCCAAATCGGCTTTTTCGCCATCCCTTAGATCGAAATAAAGGCTTAACGCGCCCGGTTCTGGCGGCGCAGATGTCATTAAGCTCTCTGTCATTTCCCCTCCTGCTGCCTTGGCCTCTTCCCCTTCAGCGACCGCGGCCGCTCTTCCTCCGAAGCGTCACTCCCTCCCCAAGCATTCGGTGAACCGGGCAGGGGTCATCGCGCGTCGTATTTCCCGACAACTCGATGACAGACCGGCCATTCCTTGCGGAACTCACTGTACTCCTTCAGCGGGTTGTACTGCTGAAGGTGCCATTCCTGATCGGTCCAGCCGTTCAATTGCTTGACGATCGCCTCAGACTCCTGGCCGTTCGGCGGTGTGTGGTAGAGTACATGGTTCTTCTGGCGCGCCGGCGGTAAGTGAGGGTTCACGAGCGCCGTGTCGCCAGGCCAGAACGCCGGCACCATGCTCTCGCCGGTCAGCAGCAGGCCGTAGCCGCCTTTGACGTTCTCGAGGATTGCCGGCCGCTTAACGTGGTCGATCGCATCGAAGGTGATGATGACGTGGCCTTCGCCGCCCATCGCTGCAGCATAGACCGGCAACATGGTGCGGCCCACGAGCTCCTTGCCCGGGATTGGGTCGGGTGTGAAAATGTCGCTGTGTTTCGTTGCGGACTTGGCAGCTACCGGCGGGGTGTCGCCAGTGCCGTTGTAAAGCCAATCCAGACTTACACCCGATAGCGAACTGATCGTCCGTAAATTCGCGCTGTCGATGCCGCCGCCGAGTTCCCAATTCCCGACAGCGCCGCGCGTGACGCCGTTTCCCACTCGTTTTGCAAACTCCTCTTGCGAGCGAATTTTCAAAACATCTTTGCGCACGTAGCGGATGCGCTTCCCGCGCTCTTTGTCTTTCGGCGGCTGGCTCATGCTGCAACCATGCAGGAAGAAAGGCGCGCTTTCACCGAAAGAGATGCTTGCAAAATATAGAAAGCTGTGCTTTCAAATGAAAGCATGGAAAACGCTCTTTGCATCGCGAAGCTGAAGGCGGGCGGTAACACCGGTCTCGCGAAAGCGCTCGGCAACATTTCACCTCAAGCGATCGGGCAATGGCGGCGCGTGCCGGCCGAGCGCGTACTGAATGTCGAGGCAGTTACGGGTATCTCACGCCACGAGCTAAGACCTGACATTTACGGTCCTTCCGAGACCGAGCAGGCGGTGTAGCAATGAGCAACCTCGCCGGCGATCATCTGCGATCTTTCATCGAGCGCATCGAACGCCTCGAGGAAGAGATCCGCGATCTGAACTCCGACAAGTCGGACATCTACAAGGAAGCCAAGGGGCAGGGCTTCGACGCGAAGATCATGCGCAAGGTCGTGGCGGCGCGAAAGCTCGACCCGAGCGAGCGCGACGAGAACGACGCGTTGTTCGACACCTACATGCACGCTCTCGGCCACGGCTCTCACGCGGGCGTGCCCGTGCACTCGCGAGAGGAAACGCCGGGGCACGACGCCGAGACAGGCGAAATCAAGGAATCGGACCCGGACTCGACATCCGGCCTCCACTCGTCCGCTGCGCACGAGCCCGATGAAAGCGCAGCACCCATTTCGACCGGCCCGCACCTTTCGGCGGTTCCCGGCGGCGAACCGAGCGTACCAACCCCCGATGCCGATGGCGCAAAAATGGCGAGCGGGTTCAGCGCTTGCCAGGCCGGGTCCGGCGAAATGCCGAAGACCGAAAGCATCCAATCGGAGGATGCCGCCACCAATCAGCCGGAAACGGCAACGAAGAGCGGAGTGGGACCGCTCCCCGGCGAAACCGTAGCCGAAGGCCCCCACAAAGCGGTGACTTCGCAGGGGGGAGAGAACCATGCACCTCAATTCGAAAACCCGCGCTGCCAGACGCCGGATGCCTGCCAGTACGCGCATTCCTACAACACCTGCCACGAATGCATCATGGCATGGGCGCAGCGGCCGAAGGATGAGCAATCTCGGCTCTGGCAGGAAGCCAAGGCGAAGGCGGTGCCGGCATGAGCAACATCCGCCTTAAGACAGCACTCGGCCATATCGACCGCGCCTACGCGCTCGACCTCATGCGCGATCGCGGCATGGATACCTACGACATCGCGGTGAAGATCGGAGCGACGGAAGGGGCGGTCTACCACGCGGTGAGCAGCGAGCGGACGAAGCGGCATCACGCTGCGCGCTCGGGGGAGGGTGCGTAGATGCCAGCGTATCGTTCCAGCGCCGAGGCCGAGATCCGCGAACCCGTCGTTGCGCGACTGCGGGAGATCATTCCGGGCTGCCGCATTATCCATGAGATCAACGCCTCGTCGTTCGGCAACCGCATCGACGTTCTCGTTGTTGGCGAAGACCGGATTGCCGCCGTCGAAATCAAAAGCGAGCGCGACAAGCTGGACCGGTTGCCGGATCAGGTGCGCGCGATGAAACGCGTTGCGCATCGGACTTTCGCTGCGGTTCATGAGAAGTTTTTGAAGGACGCCCATGGTCAAGCGTTCCCTCCGAAAGAAGCTCGCCATGCAACGGTTTGGGTTTACCCGCGAGTTGGTCGTGTGGGTCATGTTGATTGCGGCATCGATTGGCACGATCGGGACAAGTGGCTGAAGCGCAATCTTTGCCTGCCCTCCGATGCGATCTGGATGCTGTGGCGCGATGAGCTCCACGAAATCTGTCGTTCGATGGGCGTGCGTAGTGTTGCGAAGATGACGATGGAAGAGGCCATCGATTGCATCCGCTGGCACAAGAACGGCGCTGAAATCACCCGTCTCGTTTGCGCAACGCTCCGTGCGCGCAAGTGCGTCGAAGCCGACCCTGCGATTGTGGAAGAGCGGGCCGATGCAGAAAGTGCGGCGGTAGCATCGGCCCGCGCATCGGCTACCGACGAGGGTAGCAGCCGATGACATCAGAAATTCCAACAGCGCGCAGAGGCCCGATCCTCTCCTCTTTGCGCGCTTCTGCCGGCGGCGCGGAGGTCGTTTCCCTCCAGGCGGACCGCGCCGTCGGCGTTCAATCTCGCAATCAGTCTGTGCGCGGCAACGCCGATCGAAACGGCGGTCGAATTGTCGTTCGCAGGGCTGAGCAGGAACAACCCGCAATCCCAACCGAGACTAAGCTGGCAGGCGAACGGCTCGGCGGGATTATCGGGGTTCAAGGTCATGCTTCAGTCGCTCCGTCTAACACCTCGAAAGGTAACGACGGAGTGACCCATGAACGTGGGAGAACGAGCCAAGGGCTTGGAAAATTCAGCCGAGGCCGAAGAGCAGGGGACCGAGGTGTCTAGCGTAGAGACGGACGGCGATATCGCCGCAACCCTCATGGATCAGGTGATCGGGCAGCGCGGTATCCGCGAGCCGGTGAAGGCCATGTTGGAGCGTGCCTATCGGGATCTGAGCAGGCGAAGCCCTGAATGGACCAGGCGCCGCGTGCGTGCCGTCTTCAACCATGAAGCCAACCGGATCGAATACCGCGAGATCGAAGACATGCGCGCGGTGATCCAAGCGAGGGAGCGCCATGCGGCCTACCGGAAGGAAACCGCCCGTATTGCTCAGATGGCTGCCGTTCGAGAGGCGGCTCAAGATCGCTGAGTGGCTGCGGGAGAAAGCCGCCGGGCTGGCCGAATGGGTCTGTCCTGAGATTGCGCCTGTCGACGAGGAAGAACGATGACTGAGCGTATCTCGGCAGCCGAGGCACGAGCGCAAGCTGGCAAGCGTCGAAGCAAGTACGGTAACCGGCGCTGCGAACTCGACGGCATCCGCTTCGATAGCAAAGCCGAGCGCGACTACTACGCACGCCTCAAGCAGCGCGAGAAGGCCGGCGAGGTGGGCGGTGTCGAGCTACAGCGACCCTTCGCGATGATCGGCCCGGATGGGCGCTTGATCACGACCTACAAGGCCGACTTCGCTTTCTGGGACCATACGGCCGACCGCTTCCGCGTCATCGACGTGAAGGGCGTAGAGACGGCCGTCTTCAAGATCAAGCGCAAGATGATGCGCTCTTTCCACGGCATCGAAGTGGAGGTGGTCAAGGCATGACCGAACGTTTCCCAACCGACAATGAGCTGCAAAGCGCCTGGGACGACTACGTCTGCATGCGCGACGAGGCCGAGCGCACGCGAAACCTGAACGACGGCATTCTCGCCGGCAAGCTGTGGCGCCGTTTCGTCTACCTGTTCGCGGACCCCGACAAAGTTCTGGCGGACAACACCGTGGTTCAGATGCCGACGGTCGGTGACCGGCAAGCACGGGGGCGCGCATCATGAGCGATTGGTACAAGATGAACCCTGTCGATTGGAACGAGGGCACGAACACCCTCTCGCTCGAGCAAGAGGCGGCATACCTTCGTATCTGCAACGCGATCTATATCGCGGGCGGCGCTATCGCCAACAACCCGTTCGTGGTCGCAGGCCTTCTCCGCTGCAACGATCGGAAGGCAAAACGGCTCGTCAGCGAGCTTGTCGAGGCCGAGAAGATCACGATCGAAGACGGTTCGATTTCCAACCGACGTGCACTCGACGAGGTGTCGGCGCGCAGCCGGTTGTCAGCCGAACGCGAGTCGGCTGGCCGTCGGGGAGGCATCGAAAGTGGGAACGCTCGCCGTAAGTCTCTGAAAACAAACGAGCCGGATGAAGCAATTGCTTCAAGCAAAAGCGAACAGAGTAGAGAAGAGAAGAAGAGAGGAGAGGTAAAAGAAGAACCTAACGGTTCTTCCAAAAAGCGAGGATCAAGGTTGCCCGATGATTGGCACCCAGACATGGCCGTCGCGATCCGTGAAGGCTTGGAGCATTCCGACGCGCTGAGGGAGGCGGACAAGTTTCGGGACCACTGGGTAGGGCAGCCGGGCCAGCGGGGCGTGAAGGCCGATTGGCAAGCCACGTGGCGCAATTGGGTTCGAAAAGCTGTCGACTATCGGCGTAGCCGGATGCCTGACGAGCGCCGTCGGGAAGAGCGCAAGCGGCAGGACGAAGATGCCTGGGCGGGTGTGCTCTGATGGCGGATATCGTCGAGATCAAGCGCATGCTCGCCGATCGGGCGCAGGCCGTTGCGGAGATGCTGCTACCGGGCGGCCGGAAGGAAAGCCAGGAATGGCGGGCGGGTTCGACGGCCGGCGAGAAGGGCCAGTCCCTTGGGGTCCATCTCAGCGGCCCGAAGGCGGGCATCTGGCAGGACTTTGCCACCGATGAGGGGGGCGACCTCCTCGACCTCTGGATGGCGGTGAAGGGCGGCACGCTACTGGACGCTCTCAAGGACGCCTCGTCGTATCTCGGTGTCACGCATCCGGAGCCGTTCAAGGAACCGTCGAAGTCCTATCAGCGCCCCAAGCGGCCGGACTGCCGAAAGCCGGAAGCCAAGGTTCACGACTACCTTACCGTCGATCGCAATCTCCCCGGCTATGTGCTCGACGCCTACAAGATCGGCGAGCGCGGCGACGAGATCCTGTTCCCGTTCATCCTGCCAGACGGCGTGCTGGCGTTGGCGAAAGCACGCAAGGCGGAGGCGAAAGCTTCCCCGAAGCCAACCGCAGGCAACTGCGAGCCGATCCTTTTCGGGTGGCAAGCCGTGCCGGCGAACGCTCGAGAGATCATCATCACGGAAGGCGAGATCGACGCCATGTCGTGGGCGGCCTACGGGCATGCGGCGATGTCGGTCCCGTTCGGCGGCGGCAAGGGCGCCAAGCAGCAATGGATCGAGAACGAGTTCGACCGGCTTGCGCGGTTCGAAACGATCTATCTGTCGATGGACATGGACCCTACTGGCGAGGAGGCGGTCGCGGAGATCGTTTCTCGCTTGGGGCGCCATAGGTGCCGGGTTGTCGCGCTTCCGCTCAAGGACGCGAACGACTGCCTCGTCGAGGGCGTGACGCAAGCCGAGATGGACGATGCGCTGCGCACGGCCAAGACCATGGATCCCGAAGGGCTCCGGCGCGCCAGCGACTACCACGACAAGGTCGTACATCTGTTCTGGCCGGCCCATGAGGAGCGCGAGGGCTTCTCGACGCCGTACTCCAAGCTGATCGGGCGTCTGCATTTCCGGCCCGCCGAAATGACGCTGTGGAGCGGCGCCAGCGGATCCGGCAAGAGCCAGATGATTTCCGACTGCGTGCCGCATTGGGTGCGGGAGGGCAGCCGGGTTTGCGTCGCCAGTCTAGAGATGAAGGGCGAGCAGACTTTGCGCCGTATGGTCAAGCAGACGGGGGGCGTGGATCGGCCGACCGAGCCGTTCATCCGGCAGTGTCTCAACTACCTCGACCCCGGTCTCCTGATCTACGAGCGGGTCGGCAAGGCAGGCGTCCAGGCGCTCCTCGAAGTGTTCGAGTACGCCCGCGCAAAGTACGCCTGCGACCAGTTCGTCATCGACAGCCTCATGCGCATGGGCGTCGCGTCAGACGACTATGTCGGCCAGGAAAAGGCGGTGTTCCAGATCGTCGATTGGGCGGTCGAGAAGGCCGTCCACGTTCATCTCGTCGCTCATGCCCGCAAAGGTGAGAAGGGCGGCGGCGCTCCTTCCCTCGAAGACGTCAAAGGCGCATCGGAGATCGGCTCCAACGCTTTCAATATTCTCACGATCTGGCGCGATCGGCAGCGTGAAGAGGATATCCGCAAAGGCGGCGAGGGCGCAGACGAAAGCGACAAGCCCGGCGTCATCGTCAACGTCGCCAAGCAGCGCAACGGCGACTTCGAAGGCAAGGTCGGCCTGTGGTTCGACCAGGACACCTACCAATACCAATCGACACCCGACAAAGCGCAATGGCGCCGCAGCTTCATCGGGCGCGGGCAACAGGAAAGGGTCGCGTGATGGATACCCAGATTGAACCCCCGACATGCCCATGCTGCGGCAAGCCGGTCGACAAGGTCGAGGTTGAGGCTTTGGAAGACGCGCCACTCTCGTACACCCGCAAGTCGATCGTCCGCCGGCTGATCTCGGCATATCCGCGGATGGTCTCTGCCGAAACGCTGATGAACGCGATGTATGGCGGCGCACGGGAGCCGGAGAACGCCCGCTTGAGCCTGGCGGTCACGATGACGGCCATCCGCAAGATCCTTCGTCCGCACGGCTGGACCATTTCGCGATCTAAGGGCGGGCAGGCGAACAAGGGGTATTTCAAGCTCGAGCGCACAGATGCCGAAGCGGAGGCCGCATGAACCAGGCAGAGGCATACGCCGAGCCGGTCCACGGTGGGTATCGAGGATGGTTCCGCCTGTCATGGCGCAGCGAGCATTTCGTGGTGCGCACGCGCGCGGATGGCGACGAGGTGCGGTTCCGGTCGGCGGCAGAGGCGGAATGCGCGGCGTGGCGTGTCATGCGGAAGATCGAGGAGCGGGCGATGGTGCGCAGCGGTCCGAAGGCGGGTTCGGAGCGATCGGCAGCGGAAGCGCTGTTTGCCGAGCCGATCGTCAAACAGCGCGGCGCGACAAAGCATGTGGCGGTGGAACGAAGGAAGGCGAGGGCATGACGGATCAAACTGAAATTCCGACGTGGTACGTGGCCCGCACCCGGCCGATCGGGATGCGCGAGGCCGCAGAGGATAAGCGCTTCTTTCGCGTCGAGCGGGATCTGATGGAAGCTGGCTTCGACTTCTACCTGCCCATGGAGGTGTGGGACCAGGTTCACCACCGATCCAAGAAGCTGATGCAGAAGCGCCGGCCCCTCGTGCATGGCTACGTGTTCCTCGCGAACGTTCAGAATTTCTGGGCGCTGTCCGAGGTGAAGACGATCGGCGGCATCATCGGTGTGCAGGGCCGCCCGCTCACCATGGCAGACGCAGAGGTCGAGATCATTCGGCAGGCGGAAACGGCGATCTTCAACGAGCTCGCCCTGCAGCGGATACAGCGGCGCGCGGACAAGGATCGCCTGACGCAGAAGCGGCTTTCGAAGCACTTCCCGCACGGCACGCCGATCGAGATCACCGACGGCTTCCTGAAGGGCGAGGCGGGTCGTGTCATCCGCACTACCGGCCGGCGCACGGTGCAGATCGCCCTCGACCGTCTCGCCAATCTGGGAACAATCGAACTCAATGTTGACGGAATGCAGCGCGTCGCGTAGTTTGTCACGCAACTGATTTGCAGGCGATCACAGGGTGTTCTGCAGCGGACAAGCTCCCGCCGGCCCTTCGCGGAGAGTTTTCGCCACTCCGCACATGGCGGTTTATGTCTTCAGAAAATTCAGTCAGCGCCAGACAGGCGACGGCAAAGAGATCGGGAAGCGGCGCAGTGAACGCGCTGAGGTGACATTAAGGCGGGCCTTGTGGTCACGTACAGAGGCCGCCCTTGGGGGTTGCGACCCATCTTCCCGACCATATCGAGACGGCGCATTACCCGGAGTGATATTCGGAGAAGCGAAAGGCGAGGCTCGTGCGGTCAAGCATTCCGTCTCGACCACAAGCCGCACAATGCGGCGTAGAGGTGCGTTGTGTGTAGCGAATGGATCATTGACGGCGAATATTGCGACTGCGGGGCGGACCTCGTCCGTGTTCTCGGCGAGGCGCAGGCGCGGTACGTGAACACGCTCCATGAGATGGAGACGCCAGATGGTTATTTGTCCGATGCCGAAGTCGCTGAAAATTGCCTTTGCCACGTTGACCGTCAACGAGTTGCCGAGGTGACCGGCCGGAGTGGTTGGTATTGGGATTCAGGCGACCTCGCCATCGTTCCGCACGATGAGCCAAACTCCCTCACCTTATCCACTGCCCAGCGTAGTGGCCGCATAGCGTGAGGTGGGGGACGGAATGGCTGTTGGTTTGACCGATGGTCATTCATCGTTTCAATCCACCCACTGCCCGTCACCAGTGTAACGGCGCGGTAGGTCAGCGTGGGACTTCTTTTCGTTTTCTGCAAAGAATTCGAACTAGTGCACGGCTTGCACGAGTTGCGCTCGTCGGGTTCAGGCTCGGCGAGCTTCGCACATCACGAGTGCAACCATGCTGAAGCAAGCGTCATGAGGGCGCTAACGAAGATGCCGACAACAGACCACGCCATTCGGCGCGATTGAACGCGCATCTCTCTGACCGCATCTTTCTGCGCCTGGATCGCTTCTTTTTGCAGACGGTACGCGTCGCGTTGTGCTTCGTAAGACTGTATCTGGCACAGAAGCAGTTTTTGCTGCTGATGAAACGTCCGCCGCTTTATCTCAATGTCTCGCTCGTAAGAAGCTTGCGATCCCGGCTGTTCTCCTGGCGTTCGAAAAATTTCATCGTCAGATTTGTCTGTCCAAAATGACATTTTCTGGTGCCTACCCTCAAATTGAGCGTCTCAAGACGTTTGACCACGCGCCCATCAAGAGCAAGAGCGCCCGTCGGGCTGTCCACTTCGTCGGCTTCCGCGGCGACGAGTACCTGAGCGCCTGCCGTGTATGGGGTGAGCCCGACTTCATCCACCGCGGATGGGATAAGCGAGCGCAGCGCGAGATCGCTGACATTGACACGGTGGTCTTCGCCAGCGGCCCGCATGATCAGGCGCCGCGCGATCGCAGCTACGACGACATTCGCGAGTAGGAGCAAGAGCCATGATCGGCAAGCACCTCATCAACCACGACGGGTCTGTATCCGGCACCGTGGACAAGATCGCGGTATCGCCGGATGACCGGCTGATGGTTCGGATCTCTGACGCCTGGTTCTTCTTCGACGAGACGCGAGAGGGTGCGGCGTTCCTCGGCTGATCAGCCAGCCTTTTCGATCGCCTCGACCATCCGAGCACGCCAGTCGCCGCCGCCCGCCTTGAACCGCTCCACGACACGAGGATCCAAGCGCAGGGTAACGGCAGCCTTTGGGTGCGCCTTCTTCGGCCGGCCGCGCGAGCGCTGAATGCTTTCGTGCAGATCGGGCAGCGCTTCCTTGAAGGACTTCGCCTCCTTCATGCGATCCTCGGTGATCGGCGGGTTGTCGGACACCTCGTCCCAGTCGGCCTTGGTGTAGCCTTTTTCGGCGGCATCCTCCGCCTTGAACCGAATAGCCATCAGATCAGGCTCCTTTCATCCTTGCTGGCCGGGCGCATGGAGATCACCGAAAGCGCTTCCGAGCCGAGGGTAACGAAGATCACGACGACCGTGCCGTCGGCGAGGTGGCCGATCGCCTGAAGCCGACCGCGCTTTGCCGGCAGGATCACGGCTTCCTCGAAGAACTCGACGGTGAGCGACGCGAAGTCCAAGCCGTGCTTGGTAATGTTGGCCCGGCGCTTCGGTTCGTCCCATACGATCATCATGTATTATTCGTACACGGAAAACATGGGCGTGTCGATAATAATCGTACACGGAAATAGGGAATAGCATGGCGCTCAACGACAAACAGCGCCCTTTGCCGTCTGCGGAATTGGTCGAAGATCTCGAGCCGCGCTTTGAGCCGTCGTCCGAATTGCTCGCATGGGCGCGATCGACTTTTATCGGGGACGACGCCCCGCTCCACAATCCTGAACACGGCCACCTACTGGATGCGTCGATCGGGATCCTCTGGACGAACGTGGAGCATGCGAAGAACGGCCGGCGGATTGTCGGTCAGTGCGAGCTCGGCACGCCGCGGGCTATGGGGAAGTGGGCAAAGGCTCGCGCGGAACAGCAGATCACGGAATGGTTCGGCGAGGTCCCGGACTTCATCCTGACGTTCCACGCTCACTACGCCGGCCAGGTTGATGACGCATCGTTCTGCGCATTGGTTGAGCATGAGCTTTACCACGCTGCGCAGGATGTCGATGCGTTCGGAATGCCTAAGTTCAGGCAGAACGGTCTACCGGCCTTCGTCATCCGCGGTCATGACGTCGAGGAGTTCGTCGGCGTGGTGCGCAGATATGGTTCAGAGGCGACCGGCGTGCAGCGGATGGTCGACGCGGCGAACGCGCGGCCCGAAGTCGCGCGCGCCGATATCGCTCATGCTTGCGGGACGTGCCACCTTAAGGTTGTATGACCGGCTAGCCGCATGAAAATTCGACATCTACCGAATTCGATACTCTGCCGTCCCGAGCCAGTTCGGCCCACGCGCTTAAGAATTCATCGTTAGCGTGGCGGATTGCGGGAACGGTCGCGACTTTAAAAACTAAGTGCCACCGTTCGGAAGATCGCTGGTCGAGCTTTACGAGCGTCCCCGATTTCACACGTTTTCTGATCACTTCCTTCACAACGTCATCCTCAAACATATCGCGAGTTTCCTATCCAATTAAACCTGACCGGAGCCTGACACACATATGGCAAAAGGCAAACTGCCAGACGCGGTCAGAACCTTCATCGTCCAAAGTCTCGCATGCTTCGATACGCCTTCGACTGTGGTTGCTGCGGTCAGGAGCGAATTCGATCACGAGGTGACCCGCCAGACGGTCGAGGGCTACGACCCCACCAAGCGGGCGGGACAAGGCGTTTCTGAGAAGTGGCGCACGCTCTTCGAAGAGACGCGTAAAGCTTTCATCGAGAATACGGCGCAGATCGGCATCAGCCACAAGGCGGTTCGGCTTCGCGCTCTTCAGCGGATGGCGGAGAAGGCAGAGCAACGCGGGAACATGCCGCTGGCCGCGTCTCTGCTCGAGCAGGCGGCGAAGGAAGTCGGGGAGGCTTACACGAACCGGCACAAGCTGGAGCATTCCGGCCCGAACGGCGGCCCGATCCAGACCGAGGAGACGCGCGCCCGTGACATCATCGCTGGCAAGCTCGCTCGCCTCACTGCCGGAAGCGGAACGCCAGGCGGTTCTGGCGAGCCTGAGTGACGAACAGGCACAGGAGCTTCTGTGGGACTGGCGTTTCTGGGCGCGGCCGAACCAGATAGCACCGAGTGGCGACTGGCTGACATGGCTCGCGCTCGCCGGCCGTGGTTTCGGCAAGACGGAGGCAGGAGCGCAATGGGTGCGCGAGCGGGTGGCGCAGGGTCATCGCAGCATCGCTCTTGTCGCGGAGACGCAGAAGGACCTCGAGGAAGTCATGGTGGCGCGGATCATTGCGATCCATCCGCCAAAGGAAGCCCCGACGGTTCGATACAAGCCGGTGCGGCTGACGTGGCCGAACGGCGCGATCGCGCTGGGCTACAACGGGACCGAGCCGAACCAGCTGCGCGGTCCGGAGTTCGATACCGCCTGGGTCGATGAGCTGGCGAAGTATCGCTACGCCCGCGAGACCTGGGACATGTTGCAGTTCACGATGCGCGCCGGCGAGGATCCGCGCGTCTTCGTCACCACGACGCCGCGGCCCATTCCGGTGCTCAGGGAGATCATCAAGGACGCGACGACGGTCATCTCTCGCGGCTCGACGTTCGACAATGCCGGGAACTTGCCGGCGCAGTTCCTCGCCAAGCTCAAAACCCGGTACGAAGGCACAAGGCTCGGTCGCCAAGAGCTGAACGCCGAAGTCCTCGACGATGTGCCCGGGGCGCTGTGGACCCGGGGCATGATCGACGCGGCGCGAGCTAATGTGGTCGTGCCCGACATGCAGCGCATCGTCGTCGCGATCGACCCCAGCGGTACGGGCGGCGACGAGGACAACGGCGACAGCATCGGCATCGTGGTCGCGGGCCAGGGCATTGACGGGCTCGGCTACATTCTTGCGGATCGGTCATGCAAGCTTTCGCCGGACGGCTGGGGCAGGCGGGCCGTTGCCGCCTATCACGAGTTCGGCGCGGACCGGATCATCGCGGAACGGAACTACGGCGGCGCCATGGTCGAGCATGTCATTCGAACGATCGACCGGCGGGTGTCGTATCGCGAGGTAGTTGCCAGCCGCGGCAAGGTCGTTCGGGCCGAACCAGTGGCCGCGCTCTACGAGCAGAACCGCGTGAGGCATGTCGCAGCCGATCTCGAAGCGCTCGAAGATCAGATGTGCTCCATGACCGGCGACGGTTTCCTGGGCGACGGATCGCCTGATCGTCTCGACGCGGGAGTATGGGCGCTGACGGACCTGATGCTTCTCGATGCCGGCTACGACATGATTTCGGCCGTGGGGTAACGCATGAACTTCGCTGACACCTTCCGCGGTCTCGTCAACAAGATGTCGGGGCTCGGCGGCGAGCGGGACAAGGGCGCGCAGGGCGAATGGGCCTTTCAACCCCTCGACCGTCTGCAGATCGAGAACGCGTATCGCTCGAACTGGATGGTGCGCAAAGCCGTCGACATTCCCGCCTTCGACATGCTGCGCGAGGGCTGGACGTGGAAGGCCGACGAGGAGGTGGTCGGCAAGATCGAGGCGGAGGAAAAACGCCTGAACGTCGTCGGCCGCATCCGTGAGGCGCTGAAATACGCCCGTCTGTTTGGTGGCGCCGCGCTGCTCGTATCGGATGGCACGGGAGACTATTCGCGGCCGCTGGAACCGCGTCGTGTCGGCAAGGGCGGCATCCAGTTCCTCAAGGTGATCGACCGCTATCACCTGCAGTCGGGCGAGATCGAGACCGACCCGTTGGCGGCGAACTACCTGGAGCCGAAATTCTACCATCTGAGCGGCACGTCGCGTGGCCTGGTGATCATCCATCCCTAGCGCGTCATTCGCTTCGTCGGCGCTGAACTGCCGACCGATTGGGATCAGCTTGTCGATCGGTGGGGCGACAGCGTGCTCGACGCGATCGAGATCGCCATTCGCGACGCGACGGCTGGGCAGCAGGGTATCGCCGCGCTCGTGCAGGAGGCCAAGGTCGACGTCTTTCGCATCGAAGGCTTCATGCGGAACATCCGCGACGAGACCTACAAGCGCTCGATCGAGGATCGGTTCTCGCTGGCCAATCGGCTGAAGTCCACGACGAACGCCCTCGTGCTCGACAAGGAAGACGAGTACCAGCAGAAGACGGTGAACTTCGCGCAGCTCCCCGAGGTGCAGCGCCTACAGCTTCAGATCGTCTCCGGGGCGGCCGATATTCCGGCCACTCGGTTCCTGGGCCAGTCGCCGACCGGGTTGAACTCGACCGGCGAGGGCGACGAGAAGAACTACTACCAGCGCATCGGGGCCGAGCAGGAGCTGACGCTGCGTGAGCCGCTGGACAAGCTCTTCGCCCTGACGGTGCGCTCGGCCCTTGGCAACTACCCGGCCGATCTGTGGTGGTCGTTCCGCCCGCTCTGGCAGATGAGCGAGAAGGAGCGGGCCGAGATCTTTAAGCGGAAGGCCGATGCGGTTCGTGCGCTTGCCGGCACCAACACGCAGCCGCCGCTCTTGCCGATCGAGGCTCTGTCCAAGGCGACGGAGAACATGCTCGAGGAAGACGGCACGCTCGTCGGGGTCGCGCAGGCGGTCGAGGAGTATGGCGGGTTGGATGAGGGCGAGCCGGACGACGACGATCAGCAGGCGGCGCTACCGCCGGCCGATCAATGACTATTCAGGGGCCAGAATGGCGAAGTAGCGGCTTGCTGCCAAGTTCGGACCGATGCTCGTCGGAAACCCATATAGCCCATTCTGAAGTGCCGAAGGTGGCGCCTTGAAGTTCTGTGGTTGTCTTCAAACTTTCTACGAGAAGAAAGCTGCCGCTAGGACTGCCGCCACGACGGCTCCGATCTCGGCCAAGCCTTAAGCCCGTACCCGCTCTCCCGAACGCGACTACGCCCGGTTGATTGAACCCGGTTTCACCACAATCAAGCGATGCGGGTTCCGGGATTTCGAAGACCCATTCGGCTCCATACGAGAGGCATTCGACCACGTCGCGAATAGTGATGAGGTGAGGCCCGTTGTCATCACCGTGTTCTTCTAAGACTGCGAGTAAGACCTCCTCGCCGTTGCCCATAAGTTTGATTGCGAGAACGGGGCAATTATCCAATTCAATTACGACAAGGGTGCCGACCTTCACCTCTTCGAGAACGCTGCCGGTAAAACGCTGAAGTAGCTTCATCGGAGACCTCCTTTGATTGCGCGCGATTGATCGCAGCATATCGAAACAGCAACGGCAAGTTGCGCTGAAGGAAATTCAGGACATCGCCATGAACTTCACCGACGCGACGGAGCTGTCCGGCGTGCGAACGACGGCTGACGGCTATCTGATCGCCGACTCCTACGCGCTGCGCACCGGCATCCAGACCTATCTCGGCAGCGAGGTGGGTCGCGACGATCTCGACCAGGTGGCGGTCTATCGGCCCGAGGAAGAGGTGTTCTCGACCGATAGCCTCGCCTCGCTCTCGCACGCGCCGATCACGGACGACCATCCCGACGGCGGTGTGAACTCGGAAACCTGGGCCGGGCTCGGCAAGGGCGAGGTCAGCTCCGACGTGCTGCGCGACGGCAACCGCCTGCGCATCCCGCTCATCGTGAAGGACAAGGCGACCGTCCAGAAGGTGCAGGCCGGTAAGCGCCAGCTTTCCGCCGGCTATACCGCATCGCTCGTCTGGGGCGATGGCGTGACACCGGAAGGCGAGCCCTATCAGGCCAAGCAGACCGGCATTCGTTTCAACCACCTGGCGATCGTCGACAAGGCGCGCGCCGGTGACGACTTCCGCATCGGCGACGGTGCGGCTGACCGCGGCAAGGGCCGCACCCGATGGGGCGCTGCCCCGCTTAACCACCACGACCACGAACCGAAAGGACACGACATGACCATGTCGACTGTGGTGCTGGGCGACAAGGCGGTGCAGGTCGCCGCCACGGATGCCCCGGCAATCGAAGCCTTCAAGACGGATGCGGCCCGAAAGATGGCCGACGCCGAGAAGGCGCATTCCGACGCGATCGCCGCAAAGGACAAGGAACTCGCCGACCGGGATACGAAGATCGAGGGGTTGGAGAAGAAGGTTCTCTCCGACGAAGACCTCGACAAGCGCGTGAAGGATCGCGCGCAGCTCATCTCCGACGCGCGGAAGATCGACCCGAACGTGAAGGTGTCCGGCGTTTCGGATGGTGACATTCGCAAGGCCGTCGTCGCTTCGAAGCTCGGCCAGAAGTGGGTCGATGATCGTTCCGAGGCCTACATCGAGGCGCGCTTCGACGGCCTTCTGGATACGGCCGACACCGGCAACTCCGATCCGCTCCGGGATACCGGCCCGGTCCACGCAAACGACGGCGGTTCGTCCGGCTGGAACGACAGCGTTTTCCAGTCCGCCGGCGTCGCCCTGAAGAAGGAGGGCTGATCCATGGCCGAGATCCTGAAGGAAGCCAAGCACAACGCCGACTTCATCGTTTCCGAGGCAAACGGCTATCGCTCGCGCGAGACCGGCAGCATCGCCGGCGGTGACGATGGCGTGAGGCCCGGTACGATCGTCTCGGTATCGAGCGGCACCTATTCGCCCGTCGCCGTCGACGGCACGGCCGCGGGCATCCTCTACGAGGGCGTGCCCGCCGGCGAGACCGTGGACCGCACCTTCGTCGTGCGGGACGCGGAAGTGAGCGGCGCCGATCTGGTCTATCCGGACGGTGCCACCGACACCCAGAAAGCGACGCTGAAGGCGGGTCTCAACTCGCTCGGCATCGCCGTTCGATAAGGAGGGCCGACAACATGGCTTCCATGGACGTTTTCAAGTCGTCGGCCTTCTCAATGATCTCCCTTACCGGGGCGATCCAGAAGGTCGACTATGTGCCGCAGATGCTCGGCCAAATGGGCATCTTCGAGCCGATGCCGGTGCGTACGACGAAGCTCTTCGTCGATCGCCGTGACGGTATGCTCGCCCTGATCCCCTCGACACCGACCGGTGCGCCGCCCGTCGAGCTCGAGAAGGATCTGCGCGATGCCGTGGCGCTTCAGACGACCCGGCTCGCGAAGGGCTTCACGCTCTACGCCGAAGAGATCCAGAACATCCGGGCGTTCGGCTCCGAGACGGAGTTCATGCAGGTGCAGGCCGAATACCTTCGCCGCATGCAGCGCGTCCGCACCGATATGGAGCTCACCCACGAGTACCATCGCCTCGGCGCGCTGAAGGGCCTCCTGCTCGATGCTGATGGCTCGACGGTCATCTACGACTACTTCGACGCCTTCGACGTGACGAAGCCCGACCCGATCGACTTCGCGCTCGACACGGCCACGACGGACGTACGCAAGAAGTGCCAGGATCTCACTCGGTCCATGGCCCGATCCTCGCGCGGTACGTTCACGCCTGCGACCACGGTGCACGCTCTGGCGGGCGACGACTTTTACGACGCGCTGATCTCGCATCCGAGTGTCGAGAAGACCTACCTGAACTGGTCGGCAGCGACCGATTTACGGGACAACAAGGCCTTCGGCGCCTTCACCTTCGGCGGGGTGACCTTCCACAACTATCGTGGCACGGACGACAACGAGACCGTCGCGGTTGATCCCGATCAGGCCGAGTTCTTCCCGGTCGGCGCCAGCGGGGTGTTCAAGAAGGCGATGGCTCCGCTCGAGGCCATGCAGTACGTCAACACGCCCGGTCAGGACGTCTACGCGATGAACGTCATGGATCGTGATCGCAACTTCTGGACGCGCGGCGAGCTCTACTCGAACCCGCTGTACTTCTGCCAGCGGCCCGAAGTCCTGCGCACCGGCACGGCCTGACGCGGCTAGGGGAGGGGTTCGCCCTCTCCGTCCCCTCATCGGAGAATGAGACCATGACCAAGTTCAAGATCACGAACAACGACCATCGGGCGCGCGCGTTCAACACGGCCGGCGGTTACGCGAAGGTCGAGCCGGGCAAGACCGAGACGATCGACGTCAAGGGCGGCCTGAGCGACACCTTCATCGCGGCGCAGGCGCTCAAGGGCGTGAAGATCACGCAGACGGGCGGCGGCGAGAAGGCAGCGAAAGCGTCTGAACCTGCCGATACCTACACCGTCACCGACAAGGGCTCCGGCTGGTACGTCGTCACGGACAAGGATGGCAAGGAAGTCACGAAGTCCATGCACGAGAATGCCGTGAAGGGGTTCGCGGACATGGATGCGGACAAGCAGGCCGCTTTCGTTCAGGCGAACGCTGTCGCCGAATAACTGCAAAACGCCCCATCCTCTCCGTGCGGGGTTCCGGTGCATCCCACGGCATAACGCGGTTGCTGACGATGGCTGGGGCGGGCGCTTCGCCGAGCGTTCATTTGTGGCCGAAGCAACCGAAACGATCGGGTAGCGGCGCAGGCCGGCAATGAGGCCGGAAACGTGCGCACCCGATCGCACCGACTAATTCCAGACCCAAGGCAGTAATTCCGCCCCACCAAACACAGCGAAGGCGAGAATGCAGAGCCATAGAAAAAATTTCTGTCCCGGCGTCATCTGTTACCTCATAGCGGTTTCGTCCGCAGTTTCTCATATAGCTTGGAAAGTTGGAAATGGCGGGTTACGGCACCAACGAAGGCTTCGCCGCTTGGCTGGCCGATAACGGCTACGCGATGCCCGATAGCGCGCCGGCGCCGGGTGTGCTGCGGCAGCGTGCGAGCGTCTACGTTGATGGCCTCTACTACGATCGGTTCCCCGGTCGTCCGGCAGGTGGTGCTGCGCAGGATCGGCAGTGGCCACGTGCCGTCGCCGTGGATCGCTACGGCCACGCCCTCGACGACGTCACCGTGCCGCAGCGCGTGATCGACGCCAGCTATCAGGCGGCGTGGATCGAGGCGCAGAACCCCGGCACGCTCGCCACGACCTACACGCCGGGCCAGAACAAGGTGCTTACCGAGGTGAAGGGCATCAAGTGGGAGGTGGTCGGTAACGCCAACGCCGATCGTGCCATGGTGCCGGTATCGACCGCGGTCGAAGCGTTGCTCGCGCCGATCCTGACGCCGGCGAACATTCCGGCGGTGCTCGTCGTCTGATGGCCGAAGACTGGAACGCCATTGCCGCCGAAGTCGAGGGCGCGCTGAAAGAGGTCGGCAACTGGCCGGTAACGCTGCGCTACGTCACGAAGGTCGAGGGCGGCGATCCGTACGACCCGGACAGTGGGACGGCCACGCCGCACTACGTCACGCTCTACGCTGTGCAGGGCTACGAGCAGGTTCGCGATCAGTCCGGCACGCTTGTCGGGCAGACGAAGCGCACTCTGACCGTGGATGCCACATCGGGCACGGTGCCGGGAAAGGGCATGAGCGTGGCACTTGGCGTGACGGCCGGTGACGCGAACGCGGCGAGCGCTTGGATCGAGATCTCTGCGGTTCGTCCGCTGGCGCCGGCCGGAACCGCAGTGCTGTATGAACTGGACATCGCGCTCTGATGGCACGGCTTTCGGATAAGGAACTGATCCGGCGGCTGCTGGCGAAGTACCAACCCGATGTGCGATCGGCCTTCCTCGACGCTATCCAAGAGATCCAGGACAATGTCGTTCTTAAAGTCGTCGTCGAGCGCCTTGAACGACACGACATCGACGGGGCTTTAGGGGCGATGAAGATCGAGCCCGAGGCTTTTGGCAAGGTCGAACGGTCAATCGAGGGCGCGTACAATGGCGGCGGCCAGGCATTCGTCGAGAACCTGCCCCGCCTGACGGATCCAAGTGGCGATCGCGTCGTGTGGCGCTTCGGGGTGCGTGACACCATGGGCGAGCAGAAGCTCCGCGCCAGCCTGAACAACCTGACCACGCATCTCACCGCCGATATGAAAGAGGTCGCTCGCACGCGCTTTAGTGAAGGTTTGGCGGCGGGTCGTAACCCCACCCAGACCGCAGTGGACGTAATCGGCCGCATGAACCGCGTTACCGGAAAGCGCGAGGGCGGAGTGATCGGGCTCAGCAGGCCGCAGGAACGATACGTTGCGTCGGCACGGGCCGAACTGGGGTCGGGCAATCCGAAGGCTCTGGAGCGCTACCTGGGCCGGAAGCGGCGGGATAAGCGGTTCGACCGCACGATCCGAAAGGCGATCCGGGAAAAGAAGCCGATTCCGAAGCACCTCGTTGACAAGATTACGAACCGCTATTCGGACGGCTTGCTTAAGCTTCGAGGTGACGCAATCGGCCTGAACGAAACGCTGAGCGCGACAGCCACAAGCCGCAAGGAAGCGATGCGCCAGCAGATCGAAAACGGCAAGGTCGACGCGCGGGACGTCACGAAGACGTGGCACCATTCTCCCGAAGAACACCCGCGACTGAACCATCTGGCGCTCGAAGGGCAAACGATTGGCTTCCATGAGAATTTCAACGTCGCGCCCGGTGTCATGATGGACCATCCGCACGACCCGGATGCGCCGCCGCACGAGACGAACTTCTGCAAGTGCCGCGTGGAGTATCGGATCAACGCCATCGACGCGCTGGTGAGGAGGATGAAGCAGGATGGCTAGCAGGCAGAGCTTTTCCGCCCAGGTCGATGATTGGGTGCGCAAGACCAAAGGCGCGACGAAGGCTGTCTACACCGAGTCGGTTCAGGACGTGATCGAAGAGGCGCAGACGAACGCGCCGGTCGACACGAGCTTTCTCGTCAATTCGCTGCACATTTCGACTGAGGCGATGCCGCCGATCAAGGAAGACGCGCAGCCGGAAAAGGACAAGACCTACGTCAAGCCGGAGATCAGCGCTTCGATCGTCGGGGCTGGTTACGGCAGCACTCTCTATGTGGGCTATACCGCAGCCTATTCGTTGCGCATCGAAAACGGCTTCGATGGTGTGGACTCTCTAGGTCGGTACTATCGGCAGGCGCCGCAGAAGTTCGTCGGGCGCGCGGTTCAAAACTGGAATGGCATCGTTCAGCGCAATATTCGCCGGCTTTCGGCGAAGGTGGCGTTCAGCTGAGCGTATCGTCGCCGCCGTTGCGCTGCTTTTCAAGCCGCGACAATGCCGCATAGGGGCCGACCAAAGCGATCCGTAGCGCCTCCCGGCCGGCATCGGTTTCGGCCTTCGGCTTCCACTCGACCAGCTGCCGCATGATCTCGTGCAAACGCATCTCAACGTCATCGTCGGTCAGTGGGCGTTCATCGGCCATGAGCAAGGGGTAGCACATGGCTCTCTACGCAGACACGGAAATTCTGTCCGCACTGCTTTCGCATGTCGCTGGTCTGGATCTTGAGCCGGCGCTATCAATCGCTTGGCCGAACACACAGTTCCCCCCATCGGGTGAGGCTCTCCCGGCTAGCTATCTGCGCGTGGACGTTGTCCCGAACCGCAATCAGAACCCATGGCTTGCCGACGATGACGAGACCTGGCACCGCGGCCTTCTGGTGTTGGCTGTAAGCTTTCAGGAGGGGCGCGGCGCGATCACGCCCTCGAAGGTGGCAGGTGCGATCGCCGATCACTTCGCGATGGGCACGCAGCTCCGCCGTAGCGGCCTGATCATTGAAATCTACGAGCAGCCGTCCGTCGGCGGCGGCGACTGGAACCCCGACAGCAACCGGTACGAGATGCAGGTCACCATGCGGTGGCAGTGCTTCGTGCCATTCGATTTCCCTCAGAAAGGAGCCTGACCATGGCAAGGACCAACAAGGGCCGCAAGTTCTTCATCGCGGTCGAAACCGAGGGCGGCACCAAGCCCGTTCGGAAGCCCACCGACCTATCGCAGGAAGAGTACGAGGCGCTGGCGTGGACCGAGGTCAAGCACGTTGGCAACATCGGCCAGACCGGCGACGATACGAACGTCGTGAACTACGACGAGCTCGCGACCGAGGTCACGCAGAAGAACAAGGGCATCACCAACGCCGGCGATCCGACCATCGAATGCGCCCGCACATCTTCCGATCCCGGCCAGCAGGCCATGCGCGCCGCCGCGAAGACAGGCGCCTACTATGCGTTCAAGGCCGTCGACAAGGACGCGCCGGAAGCCGGCGGCACGGGCTCGACCTACTACAACCGGGGCCTCGTCACCGGCCCCATGCGGCCCAACGGCGGCAACGAGGACTTCATCCTCGAGCAGTTCAAACTCGGCCTGGTCCAGAGCGAGATCGTGGTCGACCCCAAGCCCGCATCCGGCTCGTAAAGGAGGCCTGATTTATGGACGTTTCCAACCTCGTCAACTACGAGCACCATTACCCGCTCGAGCTCGTGCACCCCGTCACCGAGGAGAAGATCGGCATCACCGTGCAGATCCGCTCCGTCGAAAGCGACGAGGCAAAGCGAGTGCTCCGCAAGCAGCTCGACAAGCTCTACGAGCGCCGGCAGCGAGGCAAGATGATCAAGGGCAGCGCCGAGATCGATCGTGAGGTCGAGAAGGTCGCCGCCTGCATCGCCGGATGGGACTGGGGCGATAACACCTGGCATGGTGAGAAGCCCGAGTTCTCGACGGAGAAGGCTACCGAAATTCCGCATTCGGAAGGCTGGATTTTCGGCCAGGTCAATGAGGCGGCCAACGACATCTCGAATTTTACGCCGGCCTCGGCGACGAGCTCCGGGAAGCGGTCCGTCTGACGGTCCGCTACGAGACGCAGGACCATAATGGGGAAACGCGCCGGCAGCGCAACGAGCGCTTCGGCATCGACAGTCCCGACGCGGTTGTGCCGGACGAGGGCGCGTTCCTCTGGGACACGTTCTGGTCAATGAACGGGCTTCGTTCGCAAGGCATGAACGGTCCCGACGCCATTCGGCCGCACGACATGCGCGGCTGGGCGGACCTGACGGGCACGATCATCCGACGCGCGGAGTACGGCATCCTGCTCGACATGGATGCGGTCTATCGGTCGGCGGTCGGCGACGAGATGGCGGCGAATGAGGCGCGACGGGAAACGGAGCAGGGCTGATGATCCGCCGCCGCTGACGTCTGGCGGGTTCAAGGCGATGTTTGGGAAGGGCGAATGAGGCGCGAAGGCAGGCGGAAAAGGGCGGCTACGCAGGCTCAAGCTCTTCAATGCTGTCGAGGTCGTCCTTCTTCGCCGCCGCCTCGACCTTGAGGTCGTAGCTAGTCTGCATGTTCATCCAGAACTCGGGCGTCGTGCGGAAGAACCGGGCGAGACGAAGAGCGGTATCGGTTGTGACCGGGGTATCCTCTTTGACCAGTCGCTCAATGCGGGTACGCGGTACGCCAAGACGCTTTGCCAGCGCGCCGGCGCTCATGCCGAGCGGAACGAGGTATTCCTCGCGAAGGATTTCGCCAGGGTGAACGGGCGGTAGAATACTGAGTGCCATGACAACCTCCTTGTTGTTTCTCGGCGCAGGATCAGCATTGGAATCTAGTGGTAGTCGGCGATCTCCACGTTTTCGGCACCGGCGTCGGTCCAGACGAAGCAGACGCGCCATTGGTCGTTGATACGGATCGAATGCTGGCCTTCGCGGTCGCCATGCAGGGCTTCGAGCCGGTTGCCCGGCGGTGAACGAAGATCGTCGAGAACCATCGCAGCGTCGATCATCGTCAGCTTGCGGACCGCGCCCTTGACTAGATCAGCCGGGAAGCCTTTCGGGCATTTGCCCTTGGCGACCGTCTCGGTGGTCTTGTCTTTGAAGGAACGGATCATTGCTTGCCTCTCTATGTATGTATCATGCCATGATACGTTGGAGAGATCAAGCGGAATGTATCATTCTGTGATACAAAAGGGGGAGGGTGGCTTAACTGCCGTCTAGCTTAGGGACTCGACAGCAGTGGGATGCATGCCCTTAAGTCACACTTTGTGATTGGGGAGGATGCATGTCGAAGACCGTGGTCCGGAAAATTGAACTATTTGCTATGCACGCTCACCCGGGCGATGACATCGACTACGAAGAAATTTTCGTACGATTGCACGATGTCCCTCGCGCTCAACGTGTCGTCCGGGTCAGAGGTATCGTCGTAGGGTTTCCTATTGTTGAGCCATTAAAAGAAGGTTGGTTCATCCAGATTACCGAAGGCGACCCTGCAGACTCAACTCTGATCTATGACCAATCTACCGGCGGCACTCGTGAAGCATCACTTGGCGAAGCAGAAATCATAAGCCAAGCGACGCATATGGTGGTCACGCCTTCTGCAAGACGAGCTGCCGTCGAATACGTCCGCAGAGGTATAAAAGCCCCGTTTATCGCGCAGGCGATCGAGGGAATCGTTAAAAGAAACTCGCCCGAATACGGCAATTTCAACCTTGAACTAGTAGCCGTCACAGCCCCAAGTTTCATTGAGGCTATTGACGATTTCAAACGCATCCGCGTGGCCGGGGTGAGAATGGTCAAACCCAATGCCACGTGGACTGATCATCATACCCACTTATCTAAGGTCATGGAGTCTTCAAATGGCGGTAGCGTAGAGATGGACGTCAGCGCTCAACGAAATGGAAGTCTTTCGAAGGACGACGGTATAGTCGACATAATCAAAGAAGTGGCCGAAGAAGAATATCCCTATCTAGGCGATGCCAAAATAACAGGAACTCGTAGAGGCGAAGATAGCGAAACGACTTTAAGGGCAAAAAAGCATATTGAACATACAAAAGCAAATATAGTTGCTAACGAAAGCGGACATGTTCGCAAGAATTCGATTTTGCGAGCTTTGAGAAGTTTCATAAGCTTGTGGCTTTAAAACATGGTTGAGGATTTATGGTTTATATTGGCGCGACTTGCGCTTAATAATTCAAAAAGAATAGTACTAGCTAGTCATATCTATGTCGCTGCCGTTGTAACATTCGCATTCTTCTATTTCAATTCCCAAATCGGCATTTTAAGTCTAAGTGGATTTGCTTTGTTATTTTCATCATACGACTCAATAATATTCGGTTTTACTGCTACGGCAATAGCCTTGGCAATAGCGATACCAAGTGTCGAGTTCATAAAATTCTTGAGTTCAAGTTCTAAGAATAGTTCCGCATATCAAGATTTCTTGTTTCTTATGTGCTGGAACGGTATTCTGCATATACTTTCGTTTGTTCTAATTATCCCAATACACGTGTTTGGATGGGAAAATTACAAACTTTCGTGTAATACATACGGGTTCTCGGCGTATGTTGCAGCTATGCTGTTCTTCCAATCGTACGCCCTAATGCAGTTCACAAGTGCTATGATTTCGCTTTATCAACTTGGCGATCTATACGCCAAATTCATGACTAAAGTCGGCGACGGTAAGTCCTCTTAGCAGGATGCCATTCATCCATCGCCCTTGAGGTAGCCGTGCTCGCGCAGCCAGTTGGTGAGGATGCGGCGGATCATTCGGGGTCGTCCAGCTTCTCCCGAATGGCCCGGAGTAGTTCTTCGACCTTTCTGCCCTCCTCGCGCAGTGCCTCAACCGTCAAGGGCGTTCCGGTGCCGATTCCGCCAGTGAATGAAGATTCGAGGCGCTCATTGATTTCGGCATTGACGGAGCGAGATGAACCTTCGGCAGCCTTCGAAACCCGCTCGTAGAGATCGGCGGGCACCCGGATTGTGTAGCGAACATAATCGTCTTGTTTGGCCATAAGGCGAATTAGCACCGAAATAGTGAAAACTTCAACAAGCCCTTTGCGCACCAATTTGGTGAATGCTAATTTGCACCAAATTGGTGAAAGGAGCGAAGCGAAGTGACTGTCCAATACAAACTGAACCTGCCGTCCGAGATTGACCGGTGGGTCGTAGACCGAACGAAGGAAAGCCTTCGATCAAAGAGTGCAGAAATCATCTTCCTCCTTCGAGAGAAGATGGAAGCAGCGGCGGGGGCGGTTTCCGAGGCCGATACCCCTGCCGCTGCGACAGCGCCAACGGATTGCCGTCCGCTGGCATCCACCAACGGCTGAATAGGAGCCATCGATGGGAAACATCGTAACAGTCAATTTCCGCGGAGACGACCTTTACGGGTTCGAAAATGACGACGGCGTCTTCGTCGCAGTGAAGCCGATCTGCGACGCGATCGACTTGAAATGGGAAGGTCAGCGTCAGCGATTAAATCGCGACCCGGTTCTTCGTGAAGCCACCTGTGTCATGCAGGTGGCCAAGAGCGTTTTCGGCGTGTCGGAAGTAACGTGCCTTCGAATGGATTTCGTCAACGGTTGGCTTTTCGGCATCGATAGCAGCCGGATCAAGGACGATGCGGTTCGCGAGAAAGTCATTCTCTACCAGCGCGAGTGCTACTCCGTTCTGCATCAGCACTTCTACAAGGGCGAGAAGGCACAGCCGATCGAACTTCCCGACGATGCCGAAGCGCATGAACCGGAGACCGGGCGCGTCCGTATGGTCACCGAGGCTCGCCAGACATTCGGCGCCCGCGCCGCTGGTCAACTTTGGTTTCAGCTCGGGCTTCCGACCGTGCCGGCGATGCTGGAACAGAAGCGCCAGCTCGAACTGATCGACTATTCCCGCATCAAGACGGAAACCGACAAGGACGCCGCGTAAGAAAAGCGGCCCGCAACGGGACTTGCACTCCCGGCGCGGGCCTACTCCAACCAACGGAAGGATACTCCGATGGAAGAAGCTGCATTCGATTATACACCCCTTCATGAGCTGTTCGAAGACCCGTTCCTGCGCCGCGCGTTTCAAAACGCCGATCGCGACACGGGCGGCGCTTTCGTCATTCCAGAACCCTACGAGCCCGACTTCGACGGCGGCGCCGCGGCGGAACTGGAGATGGCGTGATGGGGAATAGCAAGACAATCGACAATCTGACGTTCATCGGTAACCGAGACCAAGGAGACCGAGCAAAAGGGCGCCGCCATTTCTGGCGCGTTAAGCCCACGGGCAATTACAACATTGATTGCCGTATGGGGCGCAAGCTGGCTCTAGAATATCTGGCGTGGTCGGAAATCGGAGACGCGCCACCTCTGCTCGCGCAAATCGTTTCGGACATGCCGGGGTGCCGGACTGGCATGGAAGTAGGCTTCCTTGAATTAGTCGGGCTCGCTGCTTCGGCCGGAGCCTCGCGAGCGCGCCGCATCGCTGCTTATTGGGATGATAGCGAAACGGAGGCGGCGTGATGAAGGCGACAAGACGCACAATCCTTCAATCGCTGCCGTTCTTCGGGGCGGCCACCGCGGTTTCGGCTCTGGCCGCGCCCGTCAAGGTAAAGCCCACGCCGGACGAACGCATCGCGGCCGCCATGGTGGAGATCGAAGCGGCGATGAAGGAGAAGTACCCCGGCTGGCGGGTGCAAAAGACCGACGACGAGCACAGAGCGTTAGTCGGCCCGAAGCTTATCGAAGGCGACGTCCATAGCCGCGCGGTGTTGATCTACACGTCGGAAGAGCGTCGTGGGCCGGAAGAGGCTCGCTGGTTCCGGCACTACTTGACCTAAAATGCCAGCCCGTTGGAGGCAATCAACGTTTCCCTGTGGACAAGGGGGATAAGCGGGCAAATTGCTAGGTCAGTTTAAAAATCCGTTAAATCTACGTTTTTCGACGGTGGATAAACTGCGATGAATATGAGGATCGCTCGCGCTTAGCGAGTGCGGCCACGGGGCGAAGAAGTCTGCCAGGACTGCCCCGTGGCCATCGTCGGTCGGAGAAGCGGACTCTACATCCGTGGACCCGACCTCTCATCCACCCGCAAATTGAAGAAAGGCCGCGGGCAATGAGTGAAACGAGTGATAACCAGTTCCCCTTGGTTACAAAAGGGGAGATCTGCGGAGAAGCGGTTCAGACCGTGGACGCGCGGAGCCTTCATCGCTTTCTTGAGGCCGGCAAGGACTTCTCGACGTGGATCAAGGACCGCATCGACCAGTTCGGGTTCGTCGAAAACGTAGACTTCGTAATTTCCCCGAAACGGGGGAAAAGTCCGGCAGGGGCCGCCCAACCAAGGAATACGCCCTTTCGCTCGACATGGCGAAGGAGCTGGCAATGGTCGAGCGCTCCGCCAAAGGCAAGGAGGTCCGGCAGTACTTCATCGAGTGCGAACGCCGTGCGAAGGAAGCGCCCGATCCCGTCGCCGTCCTCAACGACCCCGAGGCGATGCGCGGCCTTCTCCTGTCCTACAGCGAGAAGGTTCTGGCGTTGGAATCGAAGGTGCAGGCAAACCAGCCGAAGGCGGACTTCTACGACCAGTTCATGAACGCCGACGGCCTCTACGGCCTACAGAACGCGGCGCGGGCGCTGAACTGCCGCCCGAACCTGTTCATCCGCTGGCTGAAGGAGAACTACCTGTTTTACCAGGGCACCGGCCTCGTCGCCCGCGTCCAGTACATCCAGATGGGTATCTTCGAGGTGAAGACGACGATGGTCGACGACAAGGTTCGCCCGCAGGCGTTCATCACGCCGAAGGGGCTCAAGTACCTCGACGATCGCGCGCCCGACAACCTTCGAATGCGCGTAGCTTGAAACGGAGTGGGGCGGCAACTTCACCGCCCCGCCCTCATGTCAATCTTTTAAAGCCTCACTTGGTGCAATGAGTTTGATCGAGCCGCCGCCGGCGTACACTCGGATAGTGCTGGTAATGAACCCACGATCAACAACCGAGTATTCTCGTCCTTCGATACTATAACAACCGTGATTGAATAGCGCAGCCATTTGCCGAGCATCTTTATTTACGGCCGCGGTCGTGAATTCATCAAGCATATCTGAATTCAAGCAACCGACGTAAGCGCCGTGTACCGTGCCGGCTGTAGCTGGCCATGCCGTCACAGCGAGAATCATCGCTGCACTTAAAAATCGAGAAATCATTGTTGCCTCCTGGTTACCGCCGGGACGCTACCGCGTGATTTAGCATCGGAGCAAGCTCATGGACGTTGCCTATCTCGGCATGGGTGTCGATAGCAGCCAGGTAAAGGGCGCGACTGGAGAGCTCGGGCGTCTGTCAGGCGCGGCCGAAAAAGCTGAGAGCCGTGCGCGCAGGTTCGGCGGTGCCGCGACCAAGGCCGGGCGAGAAGCGTCGGCTGCCAACGATAACGCCGCACGCTCTGCACGAAAGATGGCCGGCGCCTACGATCTCGTATGGACGAGCGTCAAGCGTGCAGCGGGCCAGTTCCTAGCATTCACCGCGGCGTCGGTAGGTATTGGCTCGACCATCCGCACGCTCGCCAGTTTCGAACAATCGATGTCGCAGGTCGCTGCGATCACGCGAGCGACCGGCGCGGATCTCAAAGCCATGCGCGATGTGGCCAAGGATTTGGGCGCAACGACGGAGTTCAGCGCAGCGCAGGCGGCCGACGGGCTGAAGTACCTTGGCATGGCGGGGTTCGATGCGCAGAAATCCATCGCGGCCATCCCCTCGGTGCTCGACCTCGCGACAGCCGCTTCCATGGGGCTCGCGCAGTCCGCCGACATCACATCGAACATCATGTCGGCGTTCGGAATCGCTGCGAACAAAGCGAGTAGCGTCGCCGACATTCTCGCAGCGGCTTCTTCACGGGCGAATACCGATGTCGGTCAGCTTGGCGACGCCATGAAATACGTCGGCCCGGTCGCGAGCTCGTTCGGCGTTTCCATGAGCGATGCGGCGGCGGCCGTCGGCGTCCTTTCGAACAACGGTTTGCAAGGCAGCATGGCAGGCACTGGGCTGCGCCGCGTTATTTCCAGCCTCGCCAACCCTACGAACGCCGCCGTAAAAGCGCTGAACGCGATGGGCGTCGCCGTAGAGAGCGTCAACCCGAAAACGCACAGCCTCGTGGATATCGTTGGGCGACTCGCGAAAGCCGGATTGAGCGGTGCGAACGCATTGGAGATATTCGGCGATCGCGGCGGCCCCGCGATCTTGGCGCTTACCCGGAACGCCCCGCAGCTTCGTGAACTCACCGGCCAACTCAGCAACGTGGAAGGTACCGCAAAGCGCATGGCCGACACCATGCGTGACAACCTCATGGGGGATCTGCACAATCTCGCTAGCTCGGCGCAGTCGGTAGTAATTGCGATGGGCGATAACGGCATGACCGGCGTATTCCGGGGCGTTGCACAAGTTGGTGTCGTGGGGCTTCGCTTCTTGGCGGACAACATGAATACCGTAGCTCGCGCGACCACAGTCGCCGGTGCTGCCCTGCTCGTAGCTTTCGGGCCGGCAGCCTTATCAGCTATCGCAACCGGCTTTGGTTACATGGTCGGGGGAATGTTGGCGGGGCTGACGGCACTTCGTGTCGCAATCATGACCAACCCCCTCGGCGTGCTCGCGACGGCTATCGCGATCGTTCTCGCGGCCGCTTACACCTTCCGAGACGAGTTCGAGGAGATCTTCGGCGTAAGCATCGTCGACGCGGTGAAGATCGGAGGGAACAAGATTATCGGCGCATTCGTCGGCGCGTACAGCGCGGTCATTTCTGTCTGGCAGAGACTTCCCGACGCGTTGAGTGGCATCGCCAAGCAGGCGGCCAATAGCGTGCTGAAGACGCTCAATCAGCCCTGGCTTTCCGTGAACGGGCACACGATCATTCCCGGCCTAGGTGGCGCTGGCGAGCTCAAGCTTTCGGATGCCGAGAAGAGCGCGGTGAACGGCGCGGTCGGTGCCTTTAAGAGCGGCTACGGCCGCGACTATCTTGGTGTTGGCGGTGCCGTCGAACCAGGAACCGGCCGACGCGCTTCACCAGGAAGTCGCTCGAATACCAGTGCGGACGCGGCCGCGATCAAGAAGATTCAGGATGCTGCCGACGCGCTCGGCAATGATGGCGGCGCGGGTACTGAGCTACCGACAATCTCCACAGGCGGAGCGGGCTCCGCTGCCGACACTGCCGCCCGAAAGGCTGAGCGGGCCGCCAAGGCCTATGATCGCCTCACGCAGTCCGCGGAGAGCTTCGTCGCGAGCCAGGAAACCGAGCGTGCGACGGTCGGCATGAGCGAGATGGCGGCGGCGAAGTACAGCCACACGCAGAAGCTGCTCAACCAGGCGAAGCAGCAAGGCATCAAGCTCAGCGCGAGCCAGAAGGCAGAGCTGCAGTCGCTCGGCGCCGAGATGGGCGAGCAGGAAGTCGCGACGAAGCGGCTCAAGGACGCCTACTCCAGCGTCAAGGATGGCGTGAAGGGGGTGTTTTCATCGTTCCGCGGCGCGATCGAGCAGGGCAAGTCGATCTGGAAAGCATTCGGCGATGCCGCGCAGTCCGTACTCGACAAGATCATCGGCAAGATCGAGGATCAGCTTTCGACATCGATCACGAACGCCCTGTTTTCTGCGAAAGGCAGTGGCTCGAGCGGCGGAGGCTTGTTCGGCTCGATCTTCTCTGGCGTCGGCCATCTTTTCGGATTCGCGAACGGGACAAACTACGCGCCGGGTGGCCCCGCCCTCGTTGGCGAGCGCGGACCAGAGATCGTCAACCTGCCGCGCGGCTCGCAGGTCGTGCCGAACCATCATCTGCGCGCAGCGGCCAATAATAACGCGCAGCCGCAAGCGGTCGACGTGCGGTCTCATGTCAGCGTGTCGGTGGACGACGACGGCAAGATCCAGACTTACGTCACGAAATCCGAGGCTCGCGCCAGCGCAAAAGGTGCGCAGAACGCTGTCAATCACGTGAAGTCGAACTGGGGGAACTATCAGGGCCAGCAACAGATGCACGGGCAGGTCCGATAGATGGCCCGCCCGCTCTACGATTGGCCGCCGGTGCTCGTGCCGGCGAAGGCGCTCGTGTCCGTCTCCGGCGCGGTGCAGGACGGCTTCATCTCGCGCGCCGGCTACGAGAACGACGTTCGCATCCCTGGCGGCCGCGTGCGGCTCGAGATGGATTTCGACTACCGCAACGGCGCGAACCTCGAGCCGTACTCGTGGCTGGTCTCAAAGCTGAAGGGCAGCCTGTTCCGCGTGCCCTTCGGCATCTGGGCGTGGTCGCAGGTGGCGCGGAATAGCGATCTCGACTTGCCGGCCGGCTACGCCTCGCAGGGCATTCCTTTCGCAACCGGCGCGCCGTTTTCTTCGGGCCTTGGCTTCCGCTTCAACCCGACGGTGGAAACGGCCGGCACTGCGTTGGAGGGCGAGAACCATATCCGCATCGACGAAAGCCGGTGGCCGGGCCTTCTGCGCTACGGCAAGTTCATCGGAATCGGCGGAGGGTGCTTCCACGTCGAGGACGTTGATCGCTGGGATGGTGATGACCCTCTCGTGACAGTCTCCCCGCCATTCCGCCGAGACATCGACAAGGGCGAGTTCGTCTCACTTCGCCCCTCCATCATCTGCAAGGCGACGGACGTTTCGTCCTTCCGCAGCATGTTCGAGTCGGCCGACCTCGTGCAGCCCGGCAAGCTCGTGATGATGGAAGCCGTCGTAGAGGACTACGTCTAGATGTGGAGCCTCAACAGGTTGTCCTGATCGAGACCGAGGCGGCTGATGGGCACGGTGTCGTTTATCCCGCCATGGGGACGGTGCC